CGGCTCCGAAGGTCGCCTACCGCAACGAAGTTGAGTTGCGCGGCTACTTCCACAGCCGTTCCGATGTCGCTGGTCGCCGTCTGGTTCGCCAGATGCTGATCAACTTCCTCGGGAACGTCTCGACGTCCGTGGCACCTGCCACAACCGGCTTCGTGCCGGAGCTCGTCGATACGCTGGTTACCCCGACCTGACCGTTCGGCCAGGTTCCCTCATTTTCTCCTTTCTAGGTAGAGGTGATATGCGCCTATTTAGACGCTGGGATCAGCTTTCTCGCTCGGATGAAACCGATGAGATCGCCATGCGGATCTCCCAAGTGCTTGTGTCGCGAATCAACGACACACAGCTCCGTTCCCACCTCGGTGGCCTTTTGGCTCGCCGCGATTGGATGGGGCTGCTTGACTTTGAGCTTGATTATGAGTCGGCCTCCGTCTCCGACGCCATCAACTGCCGACAGGTACTTGCTCTCTTCTCGAAGAGGCGGGACCTGCGGCTCGATGGGGTCGATAGGACTAAAGCCGCCGTGCTCAAGTTCATCGAGTCCGAATTGCTCTGCCGTGAGACCAATAGCATCCTTAGGTCTGCGCGCCTAGGAGAATTTTCCTTTCTCCCTGGAGTCGACGCGGTGATTTACCGCGCTCGGCTGAAAATCGCACAGATTCTTGGTGATGTTCCTAATCTCTCGGATTTGAAGCTACGTTACGGACCGGGAGCCACAACGACGGTTCCAAGAAGAACCGCATCGGCCAGGCGTAAGCTTGGCTCGGTACGCGCTTGTAGTGAAGAACTCTTGCCCGCCGTGAGGCGGTTGATGCAAGAGCTCCCCTTCCTTGACCCGCGATGCGGGCCCAGGATGGAGGATGCGATGCCCCCTGTTGATGTCCACACAGGGCAGCTCGTCTTCGTCCCGAAAAGCGCGAAGATCGACAGACCAGTGGTCGTCGAGCCTGAGCTGAACACTATGTGCCAGCTTGGAATCGGAGATCATATATCTCGTCGTCTACGCCGCTATGGCGTCAACCTGCAGGATCAGACTAGGAATCAACGCCTAGCCCTGCAGGGTAGCGTGTCCGGTGCTTTAGCAACACTGGACTTGTCGTCAGCCTCTGATACCATCGCGTTCGAGCTCATTCCTGAGCTTTTACCGGTGGATTGGTACCTCTTTCTATCGTCCTTCCGGACGGGAAAGGTTACCTACGACGGTTCTACCGTTCGATTGGAGAAGTTCTCGTCTATGGGGAACGGTTTTACGTTCCCCCTGGAGACACTCATCTTCTTCGGGCTCGCACTTTCTTGTTGCGAGTCTGATGAAGAACAAGCTCTCGTATCAGTGTATGGGGATGATATTATCATCCCTTCGCATCGATACGAGCGTCTCTGCATGGTGCTTCATGCGCTCGGCTTCAAGCCTAACGCAAAAAAGTCCTTTGCGACGGGTCCCTTCCGCGAATCTTGCGGAGCTGACTACCTTTCGGGCATCAATATCCGTCCCGTCTACCTGACGGGCCCTTTAGCCGGTTTCGATGTCTTCCGACTCCATAATTTCTGGAGAAGGAATTATGACGACGAACTGGCGGACCTGATGCTATCCCTTGTTGACCCTTCAGCCAGGACTTTTGGTCCCGACGGCTACGGAGATGGTCATCTCGTCACTCGTGACGACGGATGGCGCCACCCACATAAACGTGGTGCTGGTTGGTCCGGGTACACCTTCGAGACGTATGTTTTTTCACCTCGCAGGGACTTTACGTCCTTTCCTGGTGATTACGTCTATCCATGCTATAGCGTTTATGCCTCCGGGGAATACCCGAGGGCTGAGCCCGCTCAGCGGGCGTCGCACAGGTTGCTTCCTTCAGGCCGTGAGGCCCTGAGGAGCTACGCTTTGGAGATATCAAGTCTCTCCGAAGCTCCTGTGCACGCATATCGGCGTGGTGTTCTCGGCGTTAGCGTGCCGGGGACAGGGGCGTGTAAACTGATAA